GGTACAGATGGTACAGGAGAATTTGATTTCATTGCTAATCAGATAACTGCACATGATGAGATGGTAAAAAATATAAGAGCAAACTTATCATTCTTTGGTAATCCAACTCTTCTATCATCTAGACCAAAACAAGACATTGTAGAAAGCGACTCTGAAACTGCACAAAGACCAAGTATATCCAGTCAATCAGGTTTTGCTTCTAATGTTGATCTATTTAGTTCAACATATAAACAAGATCCATTAACAAGACAGCAGCCAGGTTATGCAGGAAGACCTGGCAGTGGTATGAGAGTTCCTAGAGTTATTGCTAATTTAGAACCATCTGACAGAGTAGGATTTATAACTCCAAATGCTGTGAGTTCTGATCAAGCAAGATTCTCAGAACAATTAAGAAGTGAGATTAGATTAGCCCTTGGAGGTATAGATGATTTAAGTATCACTAACGTAACAGCTACAGAAATTAAATCTGCTTATGGACGTGTAAGTGCAACTGCAAAGAAAAAATGTTTGCAGATTTATCAGTATGGAATTTGCAAAGTTTTTGAATTAATTATTTTCCAAGAAGAACAAATTTTTAGAAAATCATTAGCGTTTGCTTCAGGAATAAAATATCCTGAATTACCAGAAAATGATGAAGATCCTAAAGCTTTAGAAAAATATGAAAAACAAAAAATTAAATATGAACAAAAACTTCAACAAGCTGTTGATACTGCAGTCGAAACAAAAGAGATTCCTGATGGTGTATTAGGACTAGCACCCGATGGAGATAGAACGGTACTTTGGAGATGGATGGGTCCTGTGTATGAAGATACAGCACAGGATAAACTCAATCAATCCATCTTTACTAGAAACCTTCAAGAATTGGGGGTTGATAGTATAGAAGCACTGAAGTACTTATTTCCTTCGAAAACTGACGACGAAATTGCAGGGATGCTTTCTGGTTTTCCGTTTAGAATGGTAGGTGAAGTACAAAGGGCATATTCCGCATTTATTGACTTAATAAATCAGGAGATGCGAACACCACATCCGCAGCAACCGAATTTACCGATGGCTGCAGATCCGAGATTAGATCTCACCCCTTTCCTATATCGAACACTAGAAAGTTTACAAAAAGAGGTAACTTATGCAGGACGCTACCGCTCAGCAGACCCAATCAGCACCCCAGACATCCCCGACCCAGCAGAGCAGCTACGTGGCTCCTCAAGCACCAGCGGTTTCAGGGAATTCCCAATGGGTGGCTCCTTCCCAAACCCAACAGGCTCCAGCTCCAGTGGCCCAAGCCCAGATGGGGGTACAAGGGATCCAATACAACCCTACTCAGTACAGCCCCCAAGTACAACAGGCAGCCCCACAAGCGGAGAACCCTTACAAGGACGCATTTACGAAGGTGGTAGGACTCCTGAGTTCACCAGTCCAATTCCCGTTCCAGGGTCAACAGTCGACAGCGAACCCAGCAGCCGACCAAGCCAATTACGGATTCCAACAAACAACCCCATACAGCAACGGGGCTCAGCAGACTTATATGCCTTCGAGCAACAGCAACCAGGCATACTCCAACAGCTCTTCCCAAACTTCTCAGGAGATAACAAACGACCAGCTCCTAGCAAACGGGGTAAGCGAGGCAAGTCTTGAAGTAATTAATCACTTTGGTGCAGATGCTCCAGCAGTTCTTAATAATTACTCCTGTCAGTTAGAAGATTCACTAATAACAACTAACACTCAGTTACAAGAAGCAGTTAACTTGCTACAAGAAATGTCAACTGAGCATAAAGCATATGAGAAGATCCTTACAGATCCTGATGTTTTAGCTGATTACACTTGTGAGTTCTTTGGAGAGAATGGACCTTATCCAGTAGAGGATGATGCTCCTGCATATCCACAGGCTCCTACATTTGCAGGTCAGCAGATTGCTAATCCAGCTGCTGCACAAGGTCAGGCTCAAGCACAAGCTCCTGCAAGACCACAAATGCCTAATCCACCAACTCCACAAGCTCCTGCTAATTCAGGCGACTTTTGGAAGGACTTCGGTGGAGCTGCAGACCGTGATCCACAGAACGCTTGGAGATATCTAAATGCTGCACAGCAAAATCCTCAAGTATTCCGCGAGAAACTTCTCGTAATGGAATAATAAAAAAAAGGGGTGATTTTTAAAATTTCACCCCATTTTATTTTTTAATTATGAAACACAAGAAAAAAGCTAGTACTTCGGATAAAGCAGATAGTTTTTTAAATATGATAGGAACTGCAGGTGGACCTATAGGTTCGCCACAGTTAGTAGGTTTTGGAGGCACTGATACTATGTCACAACTAGCTGCTGGTAATAGAGATGAATATGCAAACATAAGAATGAGAGAAGGGGATACAAGAGTTGTAGAAGGAGCAAAAATGCCTTCTGATTTAGATGCATCATATTTGAAATTAAATTTGCCAGGTTCTCCATTACCTGCAAATGGTTTATTAGTTCCACAAAACGTAAGAGCTGCAGAACAAACTCAAGATGTTATAAGAAGTCAGGAACAAATGTTCTTAGCACAATATCTACCAGCAGCTGGTTTAAGTCAATTACCTGTAGGTCAGCCTCCTTTAGAATCAAAGAAAGGTAAAAAATAAATGGAACACGCAAAAGCTAAAAAAGCTAAAGGTAAAGCTGAAAAAGCTTTAACTCAAATGATGATGGAAGCAGAAATGGCAAAAGCTTCTGAGCCTGATTTACAACCCGAAGATGGATATATAAATCCAATGGGACGTATTGGAGTAGTTAGACCAACAACATATTCTTTAACTAATCAATTAAACGGAACTACAACTCAATCTGTAATTAATCCAGAAACTTAAATAAGCTCGTTTATTAAGGGTAAGTATAATTGTACTTAATGGAATTAAGTTTCCAGTTTCAAAGAACACAATTCCGTGTTCGCTATCAGCAAACCTAGCTGACTTCTAAAAATGTTTATAGATAACGATTTTCCGAAGCTGCTTGGTGCAGAGTTATACAGACCTCATCCAGCGTATATCGTTGAAATGGCTTCCGAG